TCTCCCCACTGCGGAGAGTAATTTTCGGGCCGGGGGTCACGCTCTGTGACGGGTTTCTGATCTTGTTCTGATTACTGTGCGTGCACCCGATGATTGTTACTTTGCGTGATTGGTGCTGGGAGGGGTGGCTGTGACGGGGCGTAACCGGTCTGCGGGGCGTTCGGGGCCGCCCAGGGTGGGGCTGGTGGAGGCTGTGCGTGCGGATTTGGCGCGCTGGGGCGTGCAGGACACCGCTCTGGCGGCGTGCGCGCTGGATTTGGCGCGCCGGTTGGAGGAGCCGGGGGTGCGGCCGGCGGCGGCGAGCATGCTGCACAAGGAGTTGCGGTGCGCTCTGGGCGAGCTCATGGCGGTGGCTGAGCCGCAGGAGCGGCCGGCGGACCCGGTGGATGAGCTTCAGCGGCGCCGTGAGGCGCGTAGACGGACGGCATGACGGCTACAGCGGCTGAAACCGCGCCCCTGTTGGGGGTGCAGGAGCCTCGGATTGCCTCGATCCCGCCGTATGTGTCGTCGGCGGGCAAGGAGGCGATCGACCTGTGCGCGCAGATCGGGCTGCGCTTGGACCCGTGGCAGCAGTTTGTGCTGCACCACGCGCTGGGTGAGCGCGAGGACGGGCGCTGGGCGGCGTTCGAGGTTGGGCTTGTCGTCAGCAGGCAGAACGGCAAGGACGCCCTGTTCGAGGCGCGCGAGCTGGCCGGGCTGTTCCTGTTCGGGGAGCAGCTGCTGCTGCACTCCACGCACGAGTTCAAGGCCACGTTAGAGCACTTTCGCCGCATTTTGTTCTGGCTGGAGAACGTCGACTGGTTGCGCCGGCGGGTGAAGCGGGTGCGCACCAGTCACGGTGAGGAGTGCGTGGAGCTGCTGACGGGGCAGCGGTTGCGGTTCGTGGCGCGCACGACGGGCAGCGGCCGCGGGTTCTCCGGCGACTTGGTGGTCTTGAACGAGGCGTTCAACCTGCCCGCGGCCGCGGTGGACGCGTTGATGCCGACGATGGCGGCCCGGCCGAACCCCCAGGTGTGGTACGGGTCCAGCGCGGGCGACAAGACGATTGCGCCGTGCGAGCACTTGGCGCGGGTGCGCCGACGCGGGCTGCGGGGTGATGACCCCTCGCTGGCGTACTTCGAGTGGAGTATCGAGCCGCACACGCGCGAGTGCGGGGAGGACTGCACCGACCACGACGATCCCGGCGACCCGGCGAGCTGGGCAAAGGCCAACCCCGCGCTGGGGATTCGGATTTCGGTCGAGCATGTGGCCCGGGAGTACGCGTCGATGGGCCTGAAGGGGTTCATGCGCGAGCGNCTCGGCGTTGGATGCTGGCCGAGCGACCGGGCTGACGAGTGGCAGGTGATCCCGGAGGCCGCGTGGCGGGCCATCCAGGACGAGAACAGCGAGCCGGTCGGCCAGGTGGCGTTCGGGGTGCACGTCTCCCCCGACCGCAGTTGGGCGGCGATCGGGGTGGCCGGCCGGCGTGCTGACGGCCGGCTGCACGTCGAGGTGGTGGACCACCGCCCGGGGACACGGTGGGTGGTCGAACGGGCGAAACAGCTTGTGGAGCGGTGGTCGCCCTGCGCGTTGACCATAGACGCCGCTGGCCCGGCGGGGAGTCTGATCGCGGACTTGGAGGCGGCTGGGCTCACGGTCACCAAGCCCACGGCGCGCGACGTGGGCCACGGGTTCGGGCAGTTTATGGACGCGGCGTTGCCCGCGGAGGGTGAGCCCACGCTGCGGGTGATGCCCCACCCGGGCCTGGATGCGGCGGTGGCGGGGGCGGCCACCCGCCGGTTGGGGGATGCGCGGGCGTGGGATGCCCGGGCGGCGGGGGTGGACATCTGCCCGCTGGTGGCGGTGACGCACGCGCTGTGGGGGTACCTGGCGCGCGGGCAGGTGGAGGCGGCACCACAGGTGGAGCCGTGGGTGATGTGGGAGTAGGGGGGGCTGTTGTGGCGGTGACGGTGCCGATTGAGCGGATCGAGGAGCGGGCGCGCTCGGCGGATCCTCGGCGGGTTCTGCTGACGGTTCTGCTGTTCGTGCCGTTCGCGCTGGGTTGGCTGGCGCGGAAGGTGTGGATGGCGCTGGTGTACGTGTGGAGCGCGGTGGTGGCGGGCTGGCAGGAGGCGGCCCGGCCGCGCGCCGGTGAGGGCGGGGCTGAGGGCTGATGGGGCTGCTGGACAAGGTCGCGGCGGTGCACCGCGGCCGCGTTCAGCGTGCTCGCAAGAGCTGGTCTGAGCCGGAGTTTTGGGACCTGGACCGGCTGCGCTGGCCGTTCCTGTCCTCGTCGTCGCTGCGTTCCGAGCGCGAGGAAATCGAGCACGACTTCGAGGGGTACGTCGGCCACATCTACAAGCGCTCCGGGCCGATCGCAGCGCTGATCTTTGTGCGTATGGCCGTTTTCAGCGAGGCCAGGCTCCTGTTCCGGCGGATCAGGGGCGGCCGCCCTGGGGACCTGTTTGGCACCCAGGAGCTGGCCATCTTCGAGCGGCCCTGGCCTGGGGGGACCACTCAGAGCCTGCTGGCGCGGATGCTCCTGGACGTGGACCTGGCCGGCAACGCGTACATCGCTCGCGTCGGCGACAGGTTGCGCCGGTTGCGCCCGGACTGGGTGACGATCGTCTCCGGGTCGCGCGAGAATCCTGACCTGTACGGGCGTGCGCTGGACGCTGAGGTGATCGGTTACTACTACCACCCGCCTGGGTCGGTGCGGGAGTGGTTCCTGCTGCCGGATCAGGTGGCGCACTGGGCGCCGATCCCGGACCCGGTCGCGGAGTGGCGGGGCATGTCGTGGTTGACCCCGGTGCTGCGGGACATTGGGGCTGACCTGGCCGCTACCAGGCACAAGCTGGCGTTCTTCGAGAATGCGGCCACCCCGCGTCTGGCGGTGCGACTGGATCCGAGCGTCACGCCGGAGCAGTTCCAGCGGTTCAAGGCGCTGATGGACGAGCAGCACCGGGGCGTCGATCGGGCGTACAGCACCCTGTANCTGGGCGGCGGGGCGGACGTGACGCCGCTGTCTTTCTCGCTACGGGACTTGGATTACAAGAGCGTCCAAGCTTTGGGCGAGGCCCGGTTGGCCGCGGCCGCCGGCGTGCCCGCCGCCATCGTCGGGTTCTCCGAAGGCCTGCAGGGCAGTTCGCTGAACGCAGGCAATTATGGGCAGGCCAGGCGCAGGTTTGCGGACGGCACGTTGCGCCCGCTGTGGCGCAGCGCGGTGGGCGCACTGTCCGCGATCATCAACGTGCCCGGGGATGCCGAGCTCTGGTACGACGACCGGGACGTGGCGTTCCTGCGCGAGGACGCCCGCGACGCCGCGCAGATCTTTGAGATCCGGGCGCGCACGATCGCCCAGCTGGTGCGTGAGGGTTTCACCGCGGAGAGCGCTATCGCCGCCACCCTTGCCGAGGACGAGCGCCTCCTGGTGCACACGGGCCTGCTGTCAGTCCAGTTGCAGCCTCCCACGACCACCGTTCCCGAGCCGGCCGCCGGCGAAGCCGAAGCCGAGGAGCAGCAGTGAGATGAACACCAAGACCTTCAACGTCACGATCAAGAACGCGGACCGGGGCGAGGTCACCGCAGTCTTCTCCACGTTCAACGTCATCGATAGCGACGGCGACGTCACCCTGCCGGGCGCTTTCGAGGACGGCGTGGAGGTGCCGATCTCCGCGTACGGTCACACCTCGTGGCAGGGGGCGCTCCCGGTCGGCAAGGCGCGCATCAGGCAGACGGACACCCAGGCCATCCTTGAGGGCCAGTTCTTCATGGAAACCCAGGCTGGCCGGGACACCTTCACCGTGGTGAAGGAGCTGGGTGACCTGGGGCAGTGGTCGTACGGCTTCGACATCGTCAAGCACTCGTTTGGCGAGTTCGAGGGCCGTCAGGTGCGGTTCCTGGAGCGGGTCAAGGTGCACGAGGTGTCCCCGGTGCTGGTGGGCGCCGGCGTGGGGGTGCGCACCCTGGTGGCGAAGGCGGCGGGTGTGCGGGTGCCGCACGGCCGTAAACGCGCGATCCCGCCACATGAGACGCCGGTGGTGTCCCGCATGTGGGACGGTCCCCGGACGGTAGCGGCTATCCCGAACGACGCCAGGCCGTCCGAGCTCCGGACCGTGTTCGCCTGGGTCGACGAGAACGGCGACCCTGAGGCCAAGAGCTCCTACAAGTTCCCGCACCACCACGGGGTGAACGGGCCCGCGAACATCCGCGCATGCCTGGCCGGGATCGCGATCCTGAATGGTGCCCGTGGTGGGGCTGACATCCCGCCGGAGGACCGGGAGGGTGTGTACCGGCACCTGGCCGCGCACCTGCGGGATGCTGACCGGGAGCCGCCGGAGCTGCGAGCGCAGCCTGGCGGCCCTATGAAGTTCGCAGAGCAGGGACACCTGGTCCTAGCCGAGGTGTCCGCATTTATTGACCGCGCTTCGGAAGTCCTAGCTCTCCGGCGCGCAAAGGGCAAGACGGGCCTGGCTCCGTCGTCGGCCGAGCTCCTGGGCTGGGTCGAGGACGAGATGCGACGGCTTAAGGCCCTGTTGTCGGAACCGACGGGCGACGAGGACCCGACCGACGAGGAGATCGCCTCCCTGGTCGCCGCTTCCCTCGCCCGTATTCACGGACTCTGAGGAGAAATCATGACGGAAGCACCGGAGAGGATTGTTGAGTTCCCGGCTCTGAAGGAGGCGCGGGAGGCGCTGAACGCCAAGCGTGACGAGCTCGCGGCGATCCTGCGCGAGGCCGGGCCCGACTACGACATGTCCCGGGTGAAGAGCATCCCGGGCGACACTCACGCCAAGGTTGAGTACATCCGGAAGCTCAACGAGGAAATCGACGAGCGCAAGCAGAAGGTCGACGAGCTGCTCGTCGTCGCCCGTGCTGCTGCGGCGGCGAAGGCTGCCGAGGCGGGGGCCGAGTCCGGTGACGGTGCCCGAGCGAGTCAGGAGGAGCCGCACACCAAGGCCGGCCGCCGTAAGAGCTTCGGTGAGCTGTTTGTCGAGTCGCAGGCGTTCAAGGGGTATCGGCCGGGCAGCGGTGCCGGGCCCTCGGTGAGCCTGGAC